AGAAAGCGGCTTTTACAACTGCTGTATATAATACGGAAAAAGGTGTTAGGGAAGACATTGAGGTAAATGGCGTGGCTTTTAGACATAAAGGAATAGACGTTGGAGTTTTTAACACACAGCAAGAAGCATACCCAGACACATATAGACCAGGCAGAGGTGGAGATAAATATGTTGCGGTTGTAAGAACAAATAATCAAACAAATGGTACAATGATAGAAACAGGAAAAACACAAAAAGAAGCAGTAGAAAAATCAATAAAACTAATAGATGAAAGAAAAAAAGATATATTAAGAGCAATGGGAAGAAGAAGATAATAAACAGGAGGTGATATAGTGGCTAACATTCAAAATTTAAGACCTGGCGAGTACAAATTAAGTCAAGAAGAAGCCAAGAAGGGTGGCATCAATTCTGGTAAGGCTAGACGCGAAAAAGCCACTATGAAAGCCACGCTCGAAATGCTGCTAAACGAAACAAACAAAAACGGCAAGACATACCGCGAACTTGCGACGCTCGGCCTATTAAAAGGCGCAATAAACGGGAACGCCGGCAACTATCGAACGATACTAGAAACGCTCGGCGAACTAAGACAAGTAGAAGAAGACAAGGCGAAACGCGAACTAACAAAGGTCGAAGAACTGCTCGCAAAATTAGAGGATGAGGCCGGCAAATGATTTTAAGCGAAAAGCAGAAGGAATTTATTAATAACGCGAACAAGCGTTTTAATATTAAGACGGGCGCGACAAGATCCGGCAAGACTTACCTTGACATACTTTATACCATACCAAGCCGAATATTGGAGCGAAGTGGCAAGGACGGTCTAAACGTCATTCTGGGCGTTACTAATTCGACAATTGAGCGTAACATATTGCAACCATTGCGCGAGCTTTACGGCGACAAGCTAATTAGTACAATTAACTCGCATAATGTGGCAAAACTATTCGGCGAAGAAGTTTATTGCTTGGGAGCAGAAAAGGTTAGCCAAGTTTCAAAGATCCGTGGTGCGAGTATTAAATATTGTTATTGCGACGAGTTGGCAGAATATAATCAAGAAGTGTTCGAGCTTCTTAAATCGCGTTTGGACAAGGAATACAGTTGCCTTGACGGAACACTAAACCCAGAAAGCCCAACGCACTGGTTAAAACAATTCTTAGACAGTGACGTAGATATATACTGCCAAACATACACGATATTTGACAACCCATTTTTGCCGGCAAAGTTTGTCGAAAACTTGTGCAAAGAATATGAAGGCACGGTGTATTATAATCGTTATATTTTGGGGCAGTGGTGCAACGCAGAGGGCCTTATATATACGCGCTTTGCCAACGAGCCGACGAAATACGCCTGGACGAAACGCAAAGAGGATGGCTCGTATGACTTGCCTAGCGGCACAACCATTATTGGAATAGACTACGGAGGCACGAAGTCCGGCCAAGCGTTTGTGTGCACTAGAATAAGCAGCGATTACAAAACAATAATCACGCTAGGCAGCGAAAAACATATGGGCGACATTGATCCAGACGACTTGGAAAACTTGGAAATAGAGTTTGCTAAAAAGATGATGTTTAAGTACAATTGCGACATAGATTATATGTTACCAGACAACGAGGAGGTTGTACTTATTCGAGGCCTTAGAAGACGAGTGCAAGAAGAAGGATGGCACACGGTTGTTCGAGGATGTACAAAAGAGCCGATAAATGACAGAATAGATTGCGGGCGTACAATGATTTCGTATAATATTCTGTATTATATCGAAGAAGAATGCAAAACATTTGTTGACGCGTTGTCAAGCGCCTTGTGGGACGCGGACGCAAAAGAAGACACACGACTAGACGACTTCACGACGGACATTGATACGGTGGATGCGTGGGAGTATAGTTGGTGTCGATTTATGAAACCAATTAACGATATGATAAATCGCAGAAGACTAGAAGATTAAAAGGAGAGAGAAGATGTTTAAAAGTATAATTCAATATATCTTAAATAATATTTTTAAGGTAAAAACACAGACGACAGAAAAAGAAATAAACGACAATAGCAAGTATGCGAAGGCATACGAGAACATTGACAATATTAACTTCAATGCCATATTTAGTAACAAGCTCGCCAATTACACAGTAAGCGATAGCAATATGAACATTGAGGGCGAGAATAAGCGCGTTGACTTGTTAAATATGACGGGCCAATCAATGTGGAAAAAGGCCAAAAAGATTGTATCAATGGCTTTCGGCTATGGCGGTGTTATAATTGTGCCATATGTCAAAGGTGGCAAGATTTACTATAACCTAGTACCGCAGGACAGATTGACAATAGACGAAATGGACGGCGAACTTATAACGGGCGCAACTGTATTGGCAGAAAAAAAGACAATAGGTGGAACAGTGTCACAAACTACATACTTGCGTTGGACTAATTACAAAATAGAAAACGGCAATATGGTTATAACGCAGCAATTTAGTGACGACAAGGGAAACAAAATACCAGCTCCGGACTTCTGGAAAGACATACAAGAAGTTAGGACGATTACGAACGTTGACAGGGTGCTATTCGGCTATATTAAGTCACCAGTAAACAACCGCAAGGCAAGCGATAAGTACGGCGTGCCAATCACATATGGATGCGAGGCAACTATACTTGAAATAAAAGAAACAATGAAGCAACTAATCCGCGAATATGAACTTAAAGAGGCGTTTGTTGGTGCAGATGCAACAATGTTCAACGGCAAAGACAGATTGCCAGAAAATGGGTTATTTAAGAAACTAGACACGGGAACTGACGGCTTTTTCGAAGTATATGATCCGCAATTTAGAGATTATACGACTAGATTACAAGAACTTTATAAAAGATTGGAACACGAAGTTGGAACAAGTTATGGAATATTAAGCGAGGTTGCAACGCAACAGGCAACGGCAACTGAAATTAAGCACGCGATGTATGATACATTCACACTATGCGACGATATGAGGTCGAATGTTGAAAAGGGTATGGAGGACTTTTTCTACGCTTGCAACGTGCTTGCAAACGCGTTTAATCTATCACCGCAAGGCGATTATGAGGTAAGTTTTGACTGGTCTTACAGCTTGCTCGAAGACACACAAACAGAATGGGCGCAAATGACTTGGGCGAACAATAAAGGAATAATTAGCGATGTCGAAATAAGACAATGGCTAAGACCAGATGAAACGCTCGAAGAAAGCGAAAAAGCACTTGACGAGATTAGAGAACAAAACCCGACAATCGAAGACATACTCGGCAAAGACAAAATAAACGAAGAAGAAGATAGGAAAGCGAATAACGATAGAATTGTAAACTCTGCACTTGAAAAAATGGGGTTATAGCCTATGGAAGCAAATTTGAGGATTATTAAATCAATTCAAAAAATAAATGATAACATTAAAGAAGCAGAAGAAAAGCAAAGAAATATTAGTGCAGAGCAAAACGAGTTAATTAAAAAACAAGAAAGCACAGACAGAAAAATAAACGAGATATTCGAGGCGCAAGAAGAATTAAGCAGGGCGCAAGAAAGCGACAAGAAAGAGCTTGCCGAAAAGATAGAAAACATCCAGCTATTAAAACCGAAAGACGGCAAGGACGGAAAAAACGGACGTGACGGTGTCGATGGTATTAATGGTCGCGACGGACTAGACGGCAAAGACGGTTTGGACGGTAAGGACGGCCGAGATGGTAAGGACGGCAAGGATGGTTTAAATGGTGCGAACGGTAAAGACGGCATCGGAATAGCAAGCGCAAATGTTAGCAAAGACGGGGACTTAATAATCAAGTTAACCGACGGCAGAAGCATAAATGCCGGCCGCGTCAAAGGGCAGAATGGCGCAGGTATTAACGGACACGACGGAACAAGCGTTAAAAATGCCGAAGTAAAAAACGGGCACTTAATAATCACACTAGACAACGGCAAGATTATTGACGCCGGCGTTGTAAGTGGTGGCGGTCCAGGTGGCGAGGAATTAGATCCGATATTCACAGAAAGTCCGGCGTACAATATAACTACCAATGATATATCAAATTGGAACAATAAGAGTGATTTTAGCGGGGATTATGAAGACTTAACTAACCAGCCAACGAATGTAAGTGCATTTACAAATGACGCGGGCTATCTAACAGAACACCAAAGTTTGAGTGGCTATGCAACCGAGCAATGGGTTGAAAATCAAGGTTATTTAACAAGTCACCAAGACATAAGCGGGAAATACGACAAGACCGGTGGCGAGATAACTGGCAATGTTAAGATAGACGGCACATTAACGTTAGACATTGAAGACGAGGATTATGATAGTGGAATCACATTTACAAAAGAGTTAAATGACAATTTAGGAACAGTTTTAACTTTAACTGGTTACGCAAACGCAAATGGTAGCAACTCAAATTATAGACCAATAATAAGAAACGTTGGAACGCCAAACGCAAATTATGACGTAGCAAATAAGAAATATGTTGATGACAACATTATAACACCTAATTATTACTTAACACTTTTGAATGCAGATGGTACTGTCGATACGACATCTTCAACTTTAAATTACAACACAGTTATATCTAATTTAACAAATAGAAGTAAAGCTGATTATTTAGATATTATATGGGGTACAACTAGATTTTATGCAAAGTGTATTGAAGTAACAGATGTAAACACAGGAGATTTAAAGTTTATAGGTGAGGTTGAATATCAGGGAATACAAAGATATATGGTATTTACTTTAACACCTAACAATGTATTGACTACTACTAATATTATAACTTTTGAAACATTAAGCGATAAAGTCCAAAGTGTAATTGCAAATAGTACAAGTCAAACAAAATATCCGAGTACAAAAGCCGTGTTTGACGAGTTTCAAAGAAAACCAGTCGTGGTGTGGGAAACAGACACAAATTTTCTAAATGCAATTCAAGCTGATATAACGGAAAACCCAGCGTGGCAATTAACAGGGTTAGACATGACGCCATTTAAGAGAATAAAGATATATTCAAAGGCTGGTAAAGGTAGAACAACGGCAGGTGCAACTGGTGGAATGATATTAGAAATGTCTTTGGACAGTAGAGCGGGATTTGCTGATTATGGTGGCAATTTTGTCGGGTCTGTATTGGTGCAAAAACCAAATGACGCCAACAGATATGCGTCATTAACTTGTGCAGTATCTGCTGATAAAACCAAATTTGTTGTATTAAGACAAACAAGCTTATATGGTACGGCGGCAACTACTAATAACGATATAGGCGCTGACGTATTTATGATAGAGGGTTATTACGATTAGAAAGCGAGGTAAATGAATGAAAATAAGAGTAAATGAACACAAGTGCGAGATATTAAAAACGCCAGTAAATGAAAAAGAATTGAATGTAACGGTTTGCGAATTTGAGTTCGCAGATAATATAACTGATGATTATGTTAAAGAGGCATACTTTACATTTAAGGGTACGACATATAAAAAAATTATTATAAACAATAAGTGCGACATTCCGTCCGAAGTATTAACTGAAAAAGGACAAGTAGAACTTGGCGTGGTTGCTTATATTGTTGAAAACGGCGACGAATTAAAAAGATATAACCCAAGTCCGGTATTCTTTGACACGTGGACGGGTAGTTTAAAAGACGAAATAGAAAACACCGAGCCGGTAACTCCGACAGATTTAGAACAGATACAAAGTCAAGTTGCAGGTAAGCAAGATATGTTAGTAAGTGGAACTAACATAAAAACAATAAATCACCAAAGTTTATTAGGCGAGGGCAACATAAACATACAAGGTGGCTCTGGTGGTTCAAGTGATTATGAAGATTTTGACAATAAGCCATTAATAAACGATGTAGAATTAATAGGAAATAAAAGTTTGGATGATTTAGGCATCCAGCCACAAGGCGACTATGTTTTAAGTTCTGAAATACCTAGTGCTTTGTCGGAACTAGCCGATGACAGCACACACAGATTAGTAACAGATACAGAAAAGTCAACGTGGGGTGAAAAACAAGACGCTTTGGTAAGCGGAACAAATATTAAAACAATAAACAATGAGAGTTTGCTAGGTAGCGGGAATATAACGATTTCTGGTTCTGGTGGCGAAAGCGAATATGTAATACCAACATATTGTTTGAAAACAACAGCAAATTTTAGTTCAACAGCAAATATTAATGGGAGCAACTTTCCGAGCGATGACTTGCAAAAAATAAGTGATATAATAACAGATGCTTATGCAAATAGTTATTGGGAATGTTCGCTTATATTAAGTTCGGAAGCTAGTCAAGCACCTTTTTCTTTCGCACCGTTTTTTTCTCGTGAAGTAAATGATATAAAAGGAAAAAATACAAATATTAGTTTTTTAAGTAATGCCTTAGTGCAAAGCAGATATGTCAAAAGTGATATAAGAAGATTTAGTAGTGCTCAAATAGCCGTAGCTGGCTCTTGGAGTGGTGATGTGTTTACAGCAACAAGAATTCAAATGTATAATAAAGTATATGATGTATTGACGCTTGACAACGAAAAGTCTTTTACTCCTACTTCTGACTATCATCCAGCAACAAAGAAATACGTTGACGACGCAATAGCGAGCGCGATAGCAAATTTGAATAATTAAAATAATAAAGAGGTGATCTTATGGGCCAAATTACTGATGAACAAATTGAACTATTAATTAAACAGTTAATTGATAGGATTAACGAGGCCAACACTTCTTTTTTAATGAATGTAGGCGCTTCCGTTAAAAAAATTAGAGAACTGACACCGACGCAAGCGCACAAATTGGTGCAAATGTTAAAATACGGCGAAAGTTATGACAATATTGTCAAGGAAATATCGAAGTACACAAATTTGAATATAAAAGACATTGACGAGATATTCTCTAATTACGCCGAAAGAGATCAAATGTTTTACAAAAAGTTTTATGAGTACAGGAACATTCCTTTTGTCGAATATGCCGAAAATGACGCTCTTAGGAGGCAAACAGAGGCGCTTGCAAACATTGTTAAAAAGGAAATGTACGACTTTGCGCGTAAAAACGTGCTGGGCTATACAATTCGCGATTTAGACGGCAACGTGCAGTTTCTAGGCCTAAAAGAAACGTACAACCGAGTATTAGATGAAGCACTTGTCAATGTCGGAACAGGTAAAGAAACTTTTGACGCTGCTATGACTAGGATTATGAAAGATATTGGTGGCTCTGGATTAAAAACCATTGAATATGCAAGTGGCAGAGCTATGCGTCTTGATAGCGCCGTGCGCATGCACTTAAAAAGCAGATTAAGAGAGTTACACAATGAGAATCAAAAAATTATAGGTGAGGAATTTGATTACGACGGTTGGGAAATATCGGTACATCAAAACCCGGCGCCAGATCACCAGGATGCACAAGGCCGACAATTTAGTATAAAAGAATATGAAAAATTACAAGCCGGAAAAAACGCAAAGGACTATAAAGGAAACACTTATACACTAGATCACGACGGCAAAAATGGACATCGTCCAATTAGTGAATTAAATTGTTACCATTATGCGTTTACCATTGTTCTGGGCGCAAGTAGGCCAGAATATAGCGACAAGCAGTTGCAAGAAATAATCGACAGCAACAATAAAGGCTTTGAATTAGACGGCAAACACTACACTAATTATCAAGGCACACAACTTCAAAGAAACTTAGAACGTGCCATTAGAGAGCAGAAAGACACGCAGATATTCGCAAAGGCTAGCGGCAATATGCAACTCGTAGGCGAAGCGCAGAAAAAAATAACACAACTAACGCAAAAATATAATGAATTGTCACAAATTAGCGGATTGCCGACACATAAGCAAAGGCTGCGTGTTTCTAATTATAGGCGAGTTGCAAAAAGGAATTAATTAAAAAACTCTTGACAAAAATTCTTAAATCAATTATAATAATATCAGAATAAGTAAAATAGGTTTGTGACCAAATACTATTCTAATATACCATTTCAATAGAGATGGTTTTTTATTTTGTATTAATATTATCTAAATTATTTGCAAATAATTCTTTTTATGATATAATTAAATTGCTAGAAAATCACAGTGCTATCTTTATAGGTAGCACAGAGTAGATACGGGAATTTTTTGATAGTTTTGGCCTCTGTATCTATTCTGTGGTGCTTATAACGAGCGCTTTAAGTGCTAGTGACCTTGACGAAAGATAATAATCACATCGCTTCTTTCAAGATATCAACCGACCTTTACTATTACCTATATTAACCTATAAAACACTAGCACAAAAAAG